CACGCAAGATATCTAATTTCTCACTTTGTATATTACCACATCTTGCGTTTCTTGTAAAGCATAATTCTTATATTTTCTCATATTTTGCACTTATTTTCAAGCACTTGCGTCGTCACGCGCTTTTGGTTTCCCATTCTGATCTGTCTTTCTTTTTCCTGATTGGCGTCGATAGTGCTTTGTCAACGGTCCAGCCTCTTTTCGCGATCCTTTCAAAAACTTGCTTATAAGGAAGGCCAGCCTTTTCGCACGCTTCAGCTAACGACATTTTTGCCCCATTATATACAACCCAGTGTGTTGTTCTCCGGTTTCTTGCTTGCTGATCATGTGTGATCCATGTGCAGTTGTCCGGACAATAGTTGCCGTTCACATCAATTCTTTCTATTGTTAATCCGGCTTCATATCCATTTTCTCTTGCCCATTGCGCAAATGATTCATAGTCTCTCCATTCATCACAAATAGTTATCCCGCGCTTACCGTATCCTTTGCTGCTTTTGTGCGTTGGATTACACCTGTTGTTCATGCCGCACCAAATGTTGTGAAGTGGAGTATGACTTTCCCCGTGCGTGGTTGGAGGACCTTTTGTCTTAAGGCATCCACAAGACTTGCATTTCCCGTGAATCACTCCGTGCGGGTTTGTTATTGATTCGTTTCCGCACTCACACTTCACTCGCCAAAACCATTGTTTGTCACCGTTTTTCAGCGTTACGTGAACTGGCTCAACTACTGTAAGCATGCCATATTTTTTCCCAATCCACTGGTCGCTATTATACTTTGCCATGATTTTCTCCTCCCTAAACAAAAGCGCCCGCCAGATGGTAGCAGCATCTTTTGGGCGCAGTATGTAAAGTAGGGTATACTACTCCCTACTGTACATCATGTTTAGTTGCGCAAGTCTGCTACCCTTGCAATAATGTATTATATCATATTATTCTGCTGTTTTCAATGGCTATCACCACGGCCTCTGCACGACTTCTGCCCGCACTGACGATCCTCTCGTTACAAAGTCAATCACCATCGCGCAGCAGTCCGGTGCGTCATCATGCCGTGCTCCTTTCCCTGTAAACGTGAACGAGAATACCTGCTGCATGAACTGCGCGTACTCTTTCGGCCTTTTGCCGTCCATCAGAAAGACCATGCGCTCACGGACGTCCGGCGCCGCCGCAATGATGCGGTCTCTCTTACCGGTTCCGGTAAAGTGGCTGGTATTAATCTGCATATTAATCTTGATACCAGCATTCCTGAGGGCCTTGTCTATGTCCTCCCCGTAGCTGGCTGTCATCTTTGTTCCTTCAACCTTCATTGCCGTCACGTTGTATTTCTTCGCAGCTGCCACAATCATCGGCTGCGTCACCGTCTTGTCTTCATTGCTGAAAACAACAGCAGGAACAATCAGGTCATGGTCGTACTGGTTTACAACGACCGCTGCAACGTAGTCACCGCCGCCCCAGCTCGGATCAACGACCATGAACACCCGGTCAGGCGCTTTGTCCGGTAGCACTCCGTTGTACATACGCATCTCTGCCGGGTCAAACACTGCGCCGTCACGTTCAATCGGCTCCCCTTGGTACTGCGCGTTCCAGCTGGCTAGATCTCCGCTCCGCTCAAAGCTGGCACGCCTCTGCTGGTAGTACTCCGTCGAGAACCCTACCTCATAATCGTAGTCGAAGTTGCTCTCGTCCTCATCGTTCAGAGCAGGAGTGTTGACCACCTTCCACTTTCGCCCGGCATACTGCGGATCGTTTTCCAACAGGTCTCTCCGCTTGCCTTGGGGATCGGTAAGGCTCCAGCGAGTACCGATCCAGAGAATCTTGGCATTCTCTTTCGCTCTCGGCAGCATGTTGTTGTCCACCTTCGTCCATGCGGCGTTCAGTCTGTCCTTGCTCAGAGCTTCCTCGATTCCGCTGATCAGGTCATCCGCCACCAGATACCCGTTGCAGTCGCATGCACCGTTCAGCGTGCCATACAGTGACCGTCCAGTGAAGCTTGCATACCGCTTCTGCCGATCAATGTTGATCAGTAGGTCTTTCGCATCCGTCGATGCCAATTTCTTGTTTGGGAAGCAGTCACCGTATGCATAGGTAATGTCATCGTCGATTACTTCCAGAATGCCCTTGTACAGAACCTTGACCACGCTGTCTGTGTATGAGCAGTACAGATTGCTCCGCTCAGAGTCTCTGCCCATCACCCACAGGAAGAACATCATCATCAGTGTGGAGTTGTGGGTAGGCACAAGCATATTCCCGACAAGATACATGCCGTCACCTTCAACGGTGATGCAGTTCCCCTGTACCGGTTCAACATTGGTAATGCTTTTTATCGCTATTGCGCGGCGCACTCCAAACTCCATATTCTGCTTTCTTGGCAGCTCGCACGGAATTTCAATATCCGGAGAAAACGCAATGTAATACGTTTCGCTTCTCCCGACAACGCCACTTGAAGATGTGGTCGGCTGATGTGTTGCTACCGATACACGCCATCCGAACGTTGAAACAAGCTGAATGAACGTGTCTCTAAGCATCGTATCGCAAGTTGCGAAGCAATACCGCTTTTCTTTCCTCGTATAAGTTCCGTCCGTATCCAACAAGCCCGCCAGAAGTTCAAGCCGCTGCGGAATTGACGCTGTAATGTAGTCATCTGGGATGTACTTATGCGTCTTTTTTCTGCTGTGGCACATTCCGTATTCCTGTAATTTGCTTCTGAAATCAAATCCGTAATATTCCACGCCTGTTGTTTTGTGGACTGTGCTCCATCTTACCTTGTTCCCATTTCTGATGACGCGATCAATAATCGCCCTGTCTGCCGGTGCATTGCAAATTGTGGGTCTTTTACCAACTCCATCACCGAGCCACACGCCAAGCGTGTATGGGTCGAGCGGTAGGTTCTTTTCTTCCCCCTTAACGTATTTCTTCGCAGGTAGCTGAAAACGGTAACGATGGCCCCTTTTCCCCGGAGTGCAACAGTCCGTTTTTGCCCGCATCATTCGTTTCGTTTCGTATTCATGCGTCTCTCTGCAAGCTCTGTCAAATATGCGCCACTCATGGTTCTCATGGCACACAACGCTTTCTCCGTTTGTGAACTCCACCTTTACATTAAGGTCACATTTCGGGTAAACTGCAATAACTTTCTTGAACTCTCCGTCAAGGCCAATAACCTCATCCCCGACAGTAAGATCACCATGATTTTTCCACCCACTGCGTGTCAGAACCGGCGTGTCATCTGCAAGTGCCTTCCCTATTCTCGGTGGGCAACTTAAGAACAGCTCGTCCAGATCGCCAAACTCCATGTCCTGAAGATCCTTGCAGACAGGCAGCAGCTTTGACCTCCTCGGCAACCAGAACTGCTCCTTCGCTGGCCGGTTAAACTCTAGCGCCCGCATGAAGCAATCAAAGTTGACCGGCGCATCAAAGATCAGCGTCCTGTGGTACAGATCCATCGCGCTGTTGTACTTAGTCCTGAAGTGCTCCCGCGCTACTTTCCTGATCTGCCCCATGTGCTCATGGTCTTCCTTGTCCCGTGCGTATTCAAAAGCATCCGACAGTGCAGACAGGTCCTTTGCACCCAGCCGTATCATCCGCTCCTCAAGCTCGATCTGTTCCTTCGTCTCAAACAAAAAGAACTACCCCCTCTCAGAAGTAGTCCCATCAGACTGTTGCGCGATCCCCAGTCAGGATCCGCCTATTCTCATTCAGGCCTGTCCGTCACCGGATTGGCCTTTTTTGTTTTTTGAGATTTTTACGAATTCAGCAATTCTGGATTATCCCATTTGTTGCCGATTACCTCATATTCTTGGACGTACCTTGAATCATTGTAATTTAAACGAGCACTATCGTCATGCTCTAAGTCAGTAAAGCACCAACCTTGATAGCAGTGACAACCGATTGAAAAATCTCCTGTGCCAAATTCGCATATAACTTTTGAGTATTCGGTTTCGAGTATATCACCCTCAAATATCTTGTTCCCGTTCTTATCAAGCAATCCTGTGAACTGTCCTACGGTGTCAGAGTCTACCATGTGGTTAATACCGCACTTCTCTTGTATGTATTCATGGTACTCATCATCAAAGCCGCCG